CTTGACCGGCTCGCCGGTATCGTTGACCGAGTCGTCGTCCACGTAGATGTAGAAAACATCCACCATGGCCCAGGGCGCGGGCTCGCGCTCGTAGCGCGCCCCCTGTCCGAAGCGCTTGAGCACGGCGGTGGCGAACTTGACCGCCTGGCTGATGACCACGCCGTGGCCCGCGCGCGAATCGCGCGCCGGCTTGATCTGATCTACATAGAGCGGAAACAGGCGCCAGGCCTCATGAACCGGGGTCTCGACCCGGAGCGCCACAGCGTAGGCCTTCTGCAGATCGTGCTGGCGGCCCATCCCCACCGGCAGCACGTCGAGCGGGCCATAGGCGTCCCACACGATATCTCCTCTACCCCGGTACCAGTGGTTAGGATCGTAGCGCGTGCCCACATAGCCGGTCCCGGCGATCTCGGCGTACTGCCAGGCCTTGCGCAGCTTTCTATCGGCGAAGGTCATGGACTGCCAGGCCATGAAGCTCTTGTTGAGGATGCTCTCCTGGCGCTTGAACTCCTCCATCGTCGACTTGAAGGCGGGGATGATGCGGATATTGGTCTGGGCCGCGATCAGCTCCTTGGCGTTGCGCACGGTCTGGTCGGTGCGCATCCTGGAAAGCGTGCCCACGGGGGTGGACTGGGTCTCGCCGTTGACCAGGTCCAGCCCATCCTGGATGAAAGGATAGGCGGGCTGCAGGCGCAGGTAGGAGCGGCCGTCGCTGACGATGTCCTTGGCCCAGGCCAGCAGCGAATTGGCGCTCGCGATCTCGCGGTTGTCCGACGCGCCCTCAAAAGGCGCGGGACACAGGTACGCCGAATCCACTCCCGGCATATGGGTATTCTACGCGGTGGAAGCCTGCCGGAGGTTGCAGAAGGTTGCAGAAGGCCCGGCAGGCTGATCGACAGACAGCTATGGTAGGGTACCGTAATTATACCTTGCGCTCCTTCCATCCGGTCTCAGGGCCGGAGTAGGAATTGCGGTGGCCGCTGTCGAAGGAGAGCACCTGGGAGTGGAAGCGCGGATCAAGGTTGCGCTGGCGGCTGCGCTTTTCTTCCCGGCGCCGATCGGCCCACTCGCGCGCCGCCCGGAAGAGAGCCTCGGCACGCGGGTTGCCGCGAATGCGCGCCAGCATGTCCGCCCTCCGCTCCCTGGTCTGCTCATCCAGCGCCTGGTAGTTGAGATCGCGCGCCCGTTCCATTTTGCGGCGCTCGATCGCGTTCATGCGTGACACAAATCTGTCGGCTTCGCTTAGATTGGTCAACTCGATCTTCCGGTAGCCTTGGGGACATGGCTCATCGGCCTGACCGGGAAACGAGTAGTGATCGGGATCGCCGACCGCCTGCCATACCACGATCGGTTCCCAGCGGCGCGCATTACGTGTGGAAAGTGCGCTATGCGGACAGAAGGCCCATTGGCCGAACTCGATCTCGTGCCCGCACTGATTGCACGTGGTTGTCATTTAAGCCCTTCGTACCTGTACCGCATCAGCCAGAGCTTCAGCAACTGACATCCCTTTAGCTAACCTCGCGCTAATCGTCCTTTTATGAACCTTCAATTTTCTAGCCCAATCCGTAAGGGATAGAGTTTCTGATCCGAAGGTTAACTTCGCCCTGTGGATGGCTGTCTGCCAATGATGCCCATGCCCACATTGGCGTACCTTTCCTGCCAAGCACGTTCCGCGTCCGACAATGCAGCGAATATCCGGGTCTGGCAGACCACTTCGCAGAACGGGTTGCCACATTGAATCCGCCATTGCGTAGTGGTGTCACTTTCAGCCATCCGCCCCTGCTCAATCGCCGCCGTCGCACAGAACGGGCATGTGGTCAGATCGTCGCGCTGCTTCGTTGTCCATTCAGTGCCCATTTCCTATTTCGGCCCTGTATTACATGCCTGCTCAGCGACCGTGGCCCATTGGCAATTGTTTGGTTCGTAATCACCATTACAATCTTTTCGGTCTAGCGAATATGAAGGATCTGGTTTTAAACCCATATCCGCAATGAAATTATCGAACGATTCAAGCCATCGATCGCAAACACGAATACCACGTCCTCCGTAAAACGAATACGCATTGCATTTGAGATTGTAGCAACGGGTCTTCATTGCCAGCCAACACACGTATTCAGAACTCGGCTTTAATCCCTTGGCGCGTTTGGCGTGACCATGCCTAGTTCTACTAAAATAACGACTGCAACCACATCCCCGGCTATGACCGGACTTGAGAGAATGAGTTGCAACTACAGTGTACTTGCCGCATCGACATTGGCAAAGCCATTGCGGTGTCCTGTGAGTGAGAAAAGATTTTCTTCCGGCGTAAGCGATGACGGTCAATCGGTCAAAAACTTGGCCGAATAATTGAGTCTTCGGTAACCGAAAGCGATCACACCGCGTGGTGGTCACCCTGGTTCCTCCTACGCGTATCGGCCACCTTGGCGCCGGTATATTTATTGCGGATGAAAGCCCAGAAGGCGGTGCCCCCGCCTCCGCTCTGGGCCAGCCGGTTGAAATCTTCGAGCGACACGCCCGGGTACTGATAGACGGTGCCGTTGGTAAACTCCACCGTCAGGGTCTGGCTGTTGGTGTCGTAGTCGTATGACTGGAGATGGCTGGACTGGGCGACTGGCATGCGATCAGTTTAATCCTTCCCTTCCCGTGCGGCCGCATTCCAGATGAGTGTCCGGATCAATCCTCTGGGCAGGATAAGGCCGTCGCAATGTAAGCAATAGACGGTATCTCCGTCATCGTATTGAGGAAAGTCGCGCAGCAGTCGCTGCTTGCACCTTGGACACCGACGCAAGGTGAGCAGGACGAGGTTCCTCCAACCCCGCCAGGTGCGAGGCCACTTAATACTCCCGCTTTTCATAGATTCCCATGTCACTGCGCTCCTGAGCGCTGTAGACCCACTGCGCGTACTGGCGCTTGACCTCCCCACGGGCCAGCGGATTGCGCCCGCTGTAGGCGGCGATCTTAGCGCTGCGGAAATAATCGGCGTCCCACTTGTAGAGCGAGACCAGGATGAAGCCGAAGGCCATGATGCGGTCGTCGAAGCCGCCGTAGCCGGCCTTCAAGCTCTGCACGAACTGGTCACCTTGGAGCGAGGCCATCTCCTGCACGAAAAACGGCGAGCAGATCTCGATGTCGCCGTCGCGCAGCATCTTGACCAGCATCTCGATCATGCCGTCCCTGAACCAGCTGGTGGTGTAGACGCCGATCTTGTGGAAGTGGGAGAGCTTGGGCGCGCGGTTGTCGAGCTGTTTGTCATTCCAGGGGTGAAAATTTGTCCATCCCATCTGCCGGATCAGGTTCTGCGCCAGATCGCCGTGGCCCTTGCACTCGATCGCCATGCGCGGCTGCTGCAGCATGCCGGTGGAATCGGGCACCGAGTAGAGCGTGCCCAGAGCGAGCGCGAACGGCCATGAATCCAAGGCATTCATCTTGCCCGAGGCATACTCAAAGACCTGCTTGGTCGGCCCATTGATACTGCCCTTGCGCAGGCCCTCGAGCACGGTGCGGTCCTTTTCTATTCCATCGCTGGTGTCCATGCCGATGCCGTAGACCTCGCCCGCCACCGGCATCTCCCAGATGTAGATCTTGTCGGTCCCGCTTTCGAGCGGCCAGCCGTCGAAGCGCAGGGGCACCAAATCGAACTGGACCGGGTAGCCGGTGGCGCGCTCGCTGCGCACGGTGATGGGCGCGAGGTTGGGGTTGCGCAATAGCTCCGGCGGCTGCAGGCGCGGATTGACCACCTCGGCGGCTCCCACCAGGCCGTAGGCGCCGAGCAGCTCCTGCGAGTGCGCGTTGTCGCGGTAGAAGACCAGGGTCTCGTTGTCGAACACGCTGATGGACGTGGACTGAAAGGCCTCATCCGGGTTGGCGGGCATCTCCTGCAGGAATTTATTCAGCCGCCGTTCGCGGATGGCCGCGTCTCTTTCGCACTCGTAATACCAGACCTGCTCGATGGGCATGACCCAATCTCGAGAGAGGCGCTGGTAGAGATATTCGGTCTTGCGCACATACTGCTCGGCGCCCTCGGCGTGGGCGGCGGCCCAGGGCAGCATGCGCGAGGCGTAATCGGGGGGCACCGGGTGCGCGCGCAGCCAGTGCTGCTTGGGATACAGCCCGCCGACGAACCAGGGCAAAAACAGCGGCCTGAGGCGCGAGCGGCGCTCCGGCCATCCGGCCACCGCGCTGTTCCACTTGTCGTTCCACCAGTTGTTCATCCCCTTGGCCGTGCTTTCCAGGGCGAGGAAAGTTTGCGGCGAGTCGTGCATGGCCCGCAACAGCGAGCTGTCGATCAAATCCGATACTTTGAATTCGTCGAACTCGCTCAACTCGGAGATATGGCACTTGGTGGGCGTGGTGCCGCGCGCGATGCCGGTGGACTGCTGGCCGTGCTGCAGGGTGAGCGCGCTGCCGTTCATCAATTCGAGAAACTTGTTTTCGCGGCGGTACTTCTCGCCCGGCCGCATCCAGAACGGCAGCCTCTCGAGCACGAAATCGAGCATGTCGAACAAGAGGCCGGTCTTGTCCTCGGTGCTCGAGGCGAGGAAGGCATTGGTGTGGGCGAAGAAGAGCACGGCGTGCAGCAGGATCAGCGAGATGATGCGGCTCAGGCCTAATTGGCGGGCCTTGAGGATGATCAACATCAGGCAGACTTCCTGCTCCTGCATCTCGGCCAGGATCGACAGGAAGATCTGCTGCGACACCCACGGCTCCATCCTCACCACCCGGTCCTCGTCGGATTTGATCCAGGCGTAGCGCGAAACGAAGTAAGAGAAATCCGCGCGGCAGAGGATGGTCTCGTTGCGGATCAGGCGGATTTCATCGGGTTCCAGGGTCTCGCGCCAGTCCTTGCCGGGGGCGCGCAGGCTGACCAGCCCGCCGTCGGGATCGGGCTCGACCAGGGCATTGAAATGCGCCGCAATGCGCTCGGCCTCGAGCACGCTGTGATATTCGGGGCTGAAGTTCCCCGATTTCGCCGCCCAGCGCTCGAGGGTGCGGTTAATGATCTTGGGATGGAACATCCGGCTTCACCAGAAACGGCGGATCGGGGCTTTCCAGATCCCGGCTCATCTCGATCACTTCCTCGTCGAAGCTGCGCAACTTGGCGCGCGTCAGATCCGGCAGCTCGCCCACCTGGCCTGCGGCCTGATTGAAGATGTTGATGCTGGCGCCCTTGCGGTCGGGCAGGCTGCCCATCATGCGGAAGTACAACTCGCGGTCGCGGTAGTTCTCTTCCTTGCGCGCGAACTTGATCGTGTCCAGCAATAGCTCAGGATGAGCGATGGAGCTGACCATCGAGCTTTCGGCGGCCTTCGACTCCCAGATGGCGCGGCAGACCGCGCCCACCAATTCGCCCGGGCTGACGTTGGCCAGGTCGCAGACCTGCTCCGGCCAGGCGCGGATTTTGTCGAGCGGGGCGAGCGCCTGGTAGCAGTCGCGGTAGCGCGCCATGGCGGCATCGCCCTTGCGCGCCGCCAGATCGACAAACTCGACATAGCGCCGCCAGTCGGGCCGGATGTGGCGGAAGGCGACCGAAAGCGGACTGCGGCTGGACGGCGCCAGCTTCGGCTGCTTGGGCTCACTGACGTTCACCGGCGGGGACGGCAGGCTGGTCGGCTGGTTCTCGAACGGGTCCTTGGGTGGCGGCAAAGACCGCCGCCCAGTCGGGCGCTTGCCATGCTTCTCCATGCAGACTCCTTTGCTCCTGCTCCCAGGCGGCCAGCTCGCGCGCGAAGGCTTCGCTTCCCGGGACTACCCGGTAGCGCTCGGCGAAGGCCATCTGCTCCGCGCGCATGGAAGCGTAATCTTCCGGGCTTACGGTATGCAAGTCGTCGACCGTGGCCTGAATGACGGGCGCAGCTTGCGCCTTTGGCGGAAAGGCCAGCTGCTCGAGCAGGAAGGCGATCCGCTCCAGCGCGTCGGCGGTGCGGCTGAGATCGACATGCAGTTCAACGAGGGTCATCGGCGAGCGCAAACCTGGAATCTTCCCGGGGGACCTTCTCAATTTGCGCCAGGCGGCGGTGGATGGCGTCGAACTCGGCGCGGCTCATGACCACCTCGACTTCCCCGGGCGGCTTGGCATGGATGAGATAGGGGCCCGCGAAATTGAAGGCAAACAGCTCCAGGCTGCCGTCGGGCCACTGGCTGATGACGATCGCCGGGACGATGCGCGCCTGCCCCTCGGTCTCATAGGACCCGGGCACGCTGAAGCGCACGATGCTGCCGACTTCCATCACTTCCTCCCGAAGCGCCAGGCTTCGCGGTTCATCTCGTTGGCGCGCAGGCCGGCGGGCCCCTGGTCGATCAGGGCCACGGTGGCCCCACGGGCCGTGGGCAGGCCGTCAATCACCCCGCTGCCGGTGCGGCTGATCTTGAGCCCGGGCAGGCCTTCGACTTCGCGGCCCTCGAGGCCAGCACCCGGCGCAGGATACTGGTCGCCGATGGCCACCTGGCCGCCGATTTCGCGCGCGCCGCGCGCGGGCTGGGAGACCGGCAGGCCGTGCATCTCGCGCAGCTGGTCCGGCGGATGGCCGCTGCCGGGCGCGGTCGAGTCCACCGATTCGGCCGTGATCGTATCCAGAACCGGCTCGTCCAGCACCACGGTAAGGGTGTCGCCGATGTTCAGGGTTTCGGGGGCAGGCTGGTCGGCCCAGATTTCAAGCTTCACTTGAAGCGTCATGCGCACGCGCGGCAAGGTGATGTGCCGCTGAAAATACGGAACCGATTGCATGACCTGCTCGAAGCGCCGCTCCAGGATGTGGCCCACCTCGCTTCCGTCCAGCTCGTTATAGCAGAGCATCGAGGGCAGCGGCATATGCGCCCCAGTATACGCCGATCGGGGCCAAAACCGGCAGTGGAGGGGGTGCTTGGGGGTGTTTTGTCATTGTTTTCTACAAATGTAGTAGTAAGATGGCCGCGAAAGGAGTTCTAAGCATTGGCAACACTCTGCATCGTTATTCCCGTCGGCGGTGGCCTGCCGCCCGGTATCTGGCCGTCCCCGCCGGTCGGCATCTGGCCGTCCCCGCCCACCGGCACTCCTCCCGGCATCTGGCCTCCGGCCGGAGTGGTCACACCGCCGATCTATTACCCGCCAACTCAGCCCCCCGGCGTCTGGCCGTCCCCGCCGCCCTCTGTCGGCGGAGGCCCGATCATTCCGCCGCCGGTAGGAGTCTGGCCCAGTCCGCCCCCGCCCGGAACTCCCCCCGGTATCTGGCCCGGGCCGCCCCCCGGCGTCTGGCCGCAGCCGCCTGGTGTCTGGCCGACTCCGCCCGCCCCCGGCACTCCTCCCGGCATCTGGCCTTCGCCGCCTCAACCGCCCGCCGTCATCTGGCCGCAACCGCCGCCGCCGCCGCCGCCTGAAAGGCCCGATCAGGGACCGCCCATCGTCCCCATCGGCGATTCGGGATGGACCTTGCAATTCTGGCGCGGAGTGGGCTGGGTGGTGGTTCCGCCTCCGCCCCATCCGCCCGAGGCAGGGCCAAAAAAGTAGCGTAGCCGGATGCTGGACTGGGGCGCGCGCATCGACGAGGTGGCGCACCAGCTCTCGCGCGACTGGGCAGTGGAGGACCGGGCGGCCATCGACATCCTGCTCTCCGCGCTGGTCCCCTGCCCGCGCACGCCGGGGGTATGGCTGATTCTCGAAACCAACTGGTATTCGAGGGAGTGCCGGGAGGCCTGGTTCAGCTTCGGCGAGCAGTGGCTGCCGTATTCGCTGCCGCAGCTGCGCGCGCGCTCGCCCTGGCGCATGATCGAGGCGTTGACGGTGGAGTGGCTGGACGCGGCCGGGGAAGAGCGGCTCTTCATCGAGCCGGACTTCGAGCGCTATCCCCGCTTCCACCGTCTCACCAATGCCCAGTACCTGTTGCAGCGCTCGCTGCGCCTGCGCACGCACTCTAACCGGGTGGGCCACGGGCTGCGCGCGCTCGACGAACGCGAGGAGGAGCGGCGGCAGGATCAGCTCTCGGCGCTGGCGCGCGGCGTGCTCGAGGACCGAGTGGGGGCGCGGCCCCCCGATCCGCCCGCGTTTAAAGAGCCGCCGAACTTTCTCTATCACCTGGAGCTGATCCAGCGCCTGGCGCCGTGGTATCCCGACTGGGAGACGCTGCTCAGAACCTTCGCCATACTGGGGGTGCGCCACGCCTGCCTGTACGGCCGCAGGCAAACCGAAGCCGAGGACCACCGGGCGATGGCGCGCGTGGCCAGGGACTCGATCCCGCCCTGGATCAGTACCGCCCTCGGGCTGCTCCTCAACGGCCCCCACCAGGCGCTGACGCTCGAGCGGCGCATGGGGCTCGAGGAAGCCACCCGCAGAAGCGGGCACGGAGCCCGGCTGGAGCTAAGAAGGCTGCACCATAACGGAGTGATCCGGTGGGACTCGCAGAAGAAGCACTGGGCCATGGCCGACGAGCACCGCCAGGGGGTCGTCGACGTGCTGGCGGGCCACGCCTTCGGCTGCCGCCCGTCGCCGATTTGTAAGAATTCCCATAGTTAGATTTGGCTGGGTTACGGTAACGCGCATTACCGGGATATTTAAGTAAAACTTGCGGCTGCCCGGGGTAACCCATAGCAGGTACCAGGACGCCTAGTTAGATCTGATCGTGATCTCGGCACCAGGCTGGAACCACGATGGTACCGTGCTGGTCCCACGAAGCTGATTCCAGGCGATTTAGCTTGACTTCGGAAGTGTACGGGGTTACTGTTCTTTTTTCGCCCGGACCCGTTGCGGCGCCATGCTGGGATCGGAACGGTGCCGGGCGGGGACGTAGAAGTGAAATCTCTCCCGCTAGGGGTATTGAGAGGGGGGATCTATTTCATGCACGGCAATCATGAAAACGGGGACAGGCCATACAGGCGCTTCGGCGGATATCTGTTAAACCCAGAAAAAGATCTTTGGGAGGAAGCGCGGAAGGCCTTCGGCAAACGGGAAGGAATACGCGATCCCAGCATGGGAATGCTGTTATCCCGCATCATCGTCAACGCCCAGCACGACCACCGCAGCTTCCTGAAGCTGCTGCGCAATCCCACCCAGGAAGCACCGCGCAGCGCCAGGAAATAAAAGTAAATCGGGTCCGAAATAGGCAATGGGCATCGGCCCAGGGAGAGGTGTGTGACTAGCGCACGCGAAGCCGTGGAGGCGCTCGCCATCGGGGCCAGCGAGATCGCCCAAGTCCTGGGCATTTCGCCCTTCGGCGACGCCTGTCAGGTGTGGAACCGCAAAAAAGGTCTCATCCAGGTCGAGCAGACCGAACCCATGTTCTGGGGCACGATGCTCGAGCCGGTGGTGGCCAAGGTCTTCGGCATGAAGATGGGCATGGAGGTCGAATGGTTCAACCGGCGCATCTACAGCGATCTGCGCGCCTGGCAGTACAGTAGCCCCGACGCCTTCATCCAGGGCGAGCCCAGGATGCTGCTCGAATGTAAGACTGCGGGCCTGCACATGGCGAGCGAATGGGACCGGGAGGCGGAGAACGAGGACGGGATTCCCGAATACTACTGGGTCCAGGTCGAGTGGCAGATGAGCACCACCCAGCTCAAGACCGCCTATGTCGCGGTCCTGATCGGCGGCAATGATTTCCGCGTCTACCGCATCGAGCATAACCCGGAGCTGGAGGAGTGGCTGCTGGAAGAGGGCTACGACTTCTTCCGGAAATACCTGCTGGCCGACGTGGAGCCGCCGATCGGCGCCAGCCGGCGCTCGCGGGATTTTCTCCGGCAGCGTTTTCCGCGCCCCAAAACCAAATCGCGCCCGGCCACGCCGGAGGAGATGGCGCTGGTCGGCGAGTATGCGGTACTGCGCGCCGAACTCAAAGAGCGGGAGATCCGCCGAGAGGAACTGGAGAACCGCCTGCAGCTGGCCATCGGCGACGCCGAGGGCCTGAAGTGGGGGCAGGGCGAACTGACCTGGCGAAAGACCAGGGACCGGGAGGAGACCGACTGGCAGAAGCTGGCCAGGCAGCTGCTGCTCGCCTTGTCCGAGAAGGACGCGGCCCAATCGATCGCCGAGTACACGCATGTGGTGGAGGGCTACCGGCGCATGCTGCTCAAGGGGAAGGCGGCATGAGAAGCGAAGACGACGTGCGGCAGGCGATCGCCATCCTGGGGGCCAGCTTTGGCTGTGCGGAGCTGCGCTGGTTCGTCTGGCACCGGTATCCGGAAGCCGAACGCGAGGCCCGGGCGGCCTTCCAGACGCTCGGCTGGGTGGCCGGGGCCGAGGAGAGCGGCTTCGCGCGCGCCCTGGAATACGTAGCCCTTAAGCTCGAGCAACATACCCGCGAAGAGGAGAAGAACCATGCCAGCTGAACTGCCGGCCGTGCCGGACCCGCTCGTTCCGATCGCGCCCGCCGCGCTCGAAATCATGGAGCACGCGCAGATCAAGAGTATGATGGACTGGGCTTACAGCCATCCCCGGCCGGAGATCGGCAAGATCCGCCAGCGCATGCTGGACGACGCCATTGTCGACGAGGAGACGGCGGAGTCATGCATCTACACGCTCAAGCGCCGCGACCGGGAGACCGGAAAGGATAAGCTGATCCAGGGCCCCAGTATCCGCCTGGCGGAGATCCTGACGGTGCGCTGGCAGAACCTGCGCGCGGGAGCGCGCACGGTCGACAACGACGGCAAGAAAGTCACCGCGCACGGCATCTGCGTCGATCTGCAAAACAACGTGTCCATGTTCGCCGAGGTCTCACGCCGCATCACCCACAAAGATGGCTCGCCCTATAGCGAGGATATGCAGCTGGTGACCGCCGCCGCCTGCTGCAGTATCGCCAAGCGCAACGCGGTCTTCCAGGTGGTGCCGTTCGCCCTGATCAAGCCGGTCTACGAGGAGATTAAGCAGGTGGTCACCGGCAATGTCAGCACGCTGGCCACCAAGCGCGACAAGATTTTCAAGCGCTTCTACTCGATGGGGGTGGACAAGGAGCGCATCCTGGGCGTGCTGGACAAAGAAGCCGTGGAGAGCGTGAACCTGGAAGATCTCTCGCTGTTGATCGGCCTGGGCACGGCGATCAAGGACAAGGAACTGACGGTGGAGGAGGCCTTCGCCATTCCGAGCGAGGAAGACGAGGAGAAGAGAGGCGGAAGGATGAGAGTGATCAAGGAGCGGCTGGCGGCGCGGCGCGCCCAGCGGGAGTCCGCCGCCGCCGGCGGCGAAAAGCCGAAGGAGGGTGCATGATTAGCGCGCATCTGGTGTTAGCCATTCTGGCTCTAGTCTGCTTTCTGCTGGCTGCGCTCGAGGTGACCGGCCCCGTGATCACGCCCGGGCCGCAGCCGAGGCGTGCCTCTCTGATCGCGGCCGGGCTGTTTCTGTGGCTGATCTCCACCCTGGTGAGGCCCTGAAATGCTGCGCACCCCGGAGGAACGCAGCTCTCGCCAGCTGGAGCTGCAGCTGCGCCACCAGGAAAAGTGGGATGAGGAGTTCCTTACGCTCAACGACTGCGCGCGTCTCATGCGCTGCAGCCGGGGCACGGCGCGGCGCCTCTTCCGCAGCGAGCCCGGAGTGGAGCTGGTGCGCACCCCGGGCAGCCACCGGCCGATCATCCGCGTGCCGCGCTCGGTCTGGGAGCGGGTTATGCGCCGCTCCGCCAACCCCTGGAGTCACGAGTAATGGAAGCGCGGCACATGGCGGAAGGCCTCTTCGAGCATGCGGCTGGTCTGCTCTTGCCGCCCGGGCATCCAGGCGGAATAATGTTTGCGGATCATCTGCTCGGTATCCCCGGCCAAATCTGCGATCACGGACGGCGCCACCCCGCGCTCGAGCAGGATGCGCACGAAGGTATGGCGGAAGCGATGCGGCGTAGGCTTTTCCTCCCAGGGGCCGCACTTGGCCCAGAGCCGGTTCAGCTTGTAGCGCCAGCAGGCGGTGATGACGTTGAGGTCGGTGGTCGAGTGGGTGCCGAAGATCAGCCGCCCGACGCGCGCGGCGCGGGTGCGTATGCGCTCGCGCAGCCACTCCGGAATCCAGACGCTAACCCAGTTGCCGTTCTTGGTGGCGCGCAGGTTGACCTCGCCCTGAGAGGTGAGGCGGGCGATGTCGAAGGTGGCCACGTCAGAGATGCGCAGGCCGGTCGCGCAGGAGATGTGGATGAAGTCGGCCAGGTCCTCGCCCCTCTGGAGCCGGTTGATGCTGACTACCTGCCCTCTGGAGAGAGCGGCGCAGGCGGCGAACATGCGAGCCAGTTCCTCGTCGGTAAAGGGATTGACCTGCCGGGTGGTGGCCTGCTTGAGGCGGGAGGCGCGGTTGGTGCGGGTGCGGATGCGGGCCGGGTTCTCGAGCAGAATTCCGTCCTCCAGATAGGGCTCGAAGAAGGGCTTCAAGAGCCCCAGCTTCTTAGTGACGGTGAGCGGGCAGTTACCCTGTTTTCTCCAGTCCGCCATCAGCTGGCGCACATGCGACCGATCCCACTCGTGGAGGTAGCGCAGGCCGAGCGACTGGCTGAAACGGGCGAACTGGCCCAGGACCTCGGTGTATTTCTTGACCGTGTTAGGCGCGTCCCCCTCGGCGGCGTGAGCTGCCAGCGAGGCCTGGACGGCATCGGCGATGGCCAGCCCGCTGGCGGCGGGAGCGGGAGCCGGAGCCGGAGGTGGAGGCGGGTCCCCGGGGAGGTCCCAGCGTCCGGCCTGAAGATAGGGGGCGACGGCTTCGCGGGCGCGGTCCCAGTCGCGGGCCCCGGTCGCGAATTTCTTGAAGACCCCGCTCAAGGTGCCGTGGGCGTAGATCTTGCAGCGGCATTTGGCGAAATTATGGCGGCGTTCCTCGGCTTCGGTGGAGTAGGAGTCGGCGGGGCGCCCGGCTTGGCAGGCGGGCCGGTGACGGCGCAGCAGGGTGAGTGTGTTCGGCATCTCGGCATTTTAGCACCGTTTCCCCAATTTCCCCAAATTTCCGGAATTTTTTCTGCAAATTATGGCAAACAAAGGGATATGAAGAGCGCGACGTGGAATCGTGGAACTTACTCGCAGCAAATAAGTTATAGAGTTACAGAAGTTCACAAAGGCATTTTTAGTTACTCGGATTCCGCCGCATTTCCCCAATTTCCCCATTTTGCGGAGGTGGCGCCATGAGCCGTTTTGTGGAGTGGGGAGGGAAGCATTGGGGGCGGAATTTTTTCGACCCGCCCGCCAACGCTCCGCGCGGCGTGTGCGTCCGCTGCGGCGGGCTGGGCGTGGTACCCGAAACGATTGATGAAGAGCGCTACGACGTAGCCGTGCCCTGCCCTTCGTGCCGATTCTACTGCAAGCCGTGCGGCCGCTGGGTGAAGCGCAACGGACACCAGTGCCGGGAGGCGAAGCCATGAGTCCCCAGCTCGATCCAGGCTACAACATCAAGCAGGCGCTGTTGCAGCTCGCCGAAGCCCAAACCCGCGCGGCGGAAGCGGCCACGCGCTCTTTCAACGCGGTCGCGGAACTGGCCAGTGCGCACGCCCATTACGTGAAGGTCGCCGAGGAGGACCGCGTACTCCTGCGCGACTACGAGAACCTGATCAACCGCTCGTTCGACAAGCTGATCCGTCTCATGACAGCGGAACACCAGAACGCCGCCAAACCCAAAACAATCGCCAAAGCCGGAAGGAAGCCATGATCTGTCCCGTCTGCAAGACCGACCTGGACCGGGCGCCGCGCAGGGAGAAGGGCAAGACCCGCTATATTACCGCGCTCATCTGCCCGGTATGCATGGAAAGAAAGTCGCAGGCCGTGTATCTGGAGAGCCAGAAGGCATACCTGCCCGAGGTGTTTAAGGGCCGGGGGGAGCTGACCCTGACTTATCCGGCGGGCGCCAAGCGCTTCCACATCCGCCTGGCGGGCGAGCCGACGCACGCCTTCTGCGGGGAGAAGGTCCCCCGGCAGTGGTTCAAGAAGTACCAGCGCCTGGACGACGGCCTGCGCGAACAGCTCTGCCCGGGCTGCCGGGGAGTGCTGGAGGAGCTGCGCAAGGAGCTGGAGGTGGCGTAATGACAGACATGACCACGCTGGCCAACCCGTTCCACGTCTGGGGGGCTCTGGCGCGCGGGCTGCGCGACCGCTACGTGGCGCACCTGGTCGGGGAGCATCCCGCTTCCGCCTATGCGGCCGAAGTCGCGGGCAAACTGGCCGCCCTGATCACGCACTGCGAACACCTGGGCATCTCGCTCGAGCGCCTCGGCAGGCACGATCGCGAGGCCTACTGCGCGTTTTTGCGCGCGCTCGAGGAGCCCTAATGGACCGAAACCTGTGTCCGGGGAGGACGACGAATGAAATTTCGAGGCCTGCGAAGCGGCGTAATCAACAGCCTGGAGGCCAGGCTGCGTGCGAGTCCGGTCATGGAGGCCGGCCACAGGGTAATCGTGATCGGCGGCCGCCGGTTGAAGGAAGGTACGCGGCTCACGCTAGTGCGCCGGCTTGGTTTGGGACAGCTGCTGTGCCGGACAGACGATGGGGAGCTGATCAAAATAAATCAGCGCGAGGTGCGGAACGAAAGAATGCCGCCTGGCGAGTAAACCCACTCGACCCGGAGGAGGACTGGTAATGGCACGCTTCCGCCTGCGCCCCGACGGGGCCATCCAGCTCAGCGAGAACGACGTGGAGAAGGCCTGCATTCAGCTGCTCCAGTACAAGCATTACTATCCGATCCGGCTGCAATCGGGGCTGTTCCCCAATCCGGACAAGCTCTGCGAAGCCTGCCGCAGCAGCGCGCCCCGCATCCGGGTAGGCGAACCGGGCATACCGGACTACGTCATCCCGGCGTTCTTTCTGGAAGTCAAAGCCCCCGGGAAAAAAGCGAGCGACGTGCAGCAGGAAAAGATCCGCTCGCTCAAGCATTACTGGAGCCTGGAAACCGCCCTGGTGGATCGCGTGGAAGCGTTGCTAGAGTGGCTGCGCGATTACGAGGAGCCCTAGCCATGGCCCCGCTTTCTGCAGCGCCCATAGACGCCGCCATCCATAGACGCCGCGCACCTCCCCCAGGCAAGCCCGATGAAAGAACGCAATCCCCTGCTCCGTGCCGCTCTCGCTTACGCCGCCCGCCTCGGCTGGCCGGTCTTCCCGATTCATCCGCGCGCCAAGAACCCGCTTTCTGCGCACGGGCACAAAGACGCCACCATAGACGAACAGATCATCCGCGAGTGGTGGGGGAAGCATCCCAACGCCAACATCGGGGTGCCGACCGGGGTGAAGTTCTGGGTGCTGGACATCGACCCGCGCCACGGCGGGGATGAGTCGCTAGAGGCGCTGGTCGTACGCCACACCGCGCTCACCGACACCATCCAGCAGATGACCGGGGGCGGCGGCAAGCAGTATTTCTGGGCGCTGCCCCGGGAGGGCAAAATCGGCTGCCACACCGGGGTGTGGCCGGGGATCGACATCAAGGGCGAGGGTGGCTACGTGCTCCTGCCGCCCTCGATTCATCCCTCGGGCAAGCCGTATGTCTGGGACACCGCCCGGCGCTCGATCCTGGAGGAAACCATCAGCCCCGCCAATCCCTGGCTGATGGTCGAGCTAAGGGCGGTGGCCAACCACCACTCGGGCGAGCCCTTCAACCTGCCCGCGCGCATCCCCAAGGGCAAACAGCATTCCACCCTGTTCAAGATGGGCTGCGCCATGCGGAATAAGGGCTGCAGTGAAGCCGAGATCCTGGCGGCATTGTGGGAGGTCAACGAGAAGCGGTGCGAGGAGCCGGGCCCGCGCGCCCACATCGAAAAGCTGGCCGCCGATATCAGCCGGCGCTATGCGGCCGCTCCGCGCCCCGCGCCCAAAGCCAAGCCGCCCGAGACCAAGGAGGCGACCGCCATCTATGATGCCGACTACCCGGACCCGGAGCCGATCGTCGAACCCATTCTCTACCCGGGGCTGACCATTCTGGGCGGGCGTCCCAAGGTAGGCAAGAGCTGGCTCGCCCTGCAGCTGGCGATCGCGGTGGCCAACCAGGAAAAGCTGGCCCAGTATCTGGAGGCCAAAAAAACCTGCCGCGTGCTCTACGTCTCGCTCGAGGACAGGGAGCGGCAGATCCGCTACCGCCTGCGCCGCCTGGCCCAGGACAAACGCAAGCTGGTCAAGCTGCGCTTCCTGTTCGAATTGGGCCCGCTGATGGCGGGCGGGGCGGTCACGCTCGACAGTGAACTGGCCGCGCGCCCGGTGGATGTGCTGATCATCGACAGTTTGCTAGCCATCGTCAAGCAGGCCAAGCGCGCCAACCTGGACGCCATGCAGGCCGACTACAACATCGTCACTACGCTGCGCGAGCTGGGCGAGAAGCACTCGCTCGCACTGGTGCTGGTGGCCCACACCCGCAAGGCCGCCGGAGAGTTCCTCGACAGCATCCAGGGCACCAGCGGCACCACGGCGGCGGCGGACGCGGTCTGGGTGCTCAAGCGCACCCCCGAAGGGGAAGCCATGCTTTCGGTGACCGGACGCGAAGTGGCCGACAACGTCTTCGGCCTCAAACGCATCCAGGACGCCGCCTGGACTATTACCGGCGAAGGCGACGAGATCACGCAGAGCGAGGCGCGCAAAGACATCCTGGAGCTGCTGCGCGACCAGGGCCCGATGAAGGTCAGCAAGATCGCGCAGCAGCTGCGCAAGGCGATCTCTGGCACCCACCGTCTGCTGAATGCGCTCTGCGATTCGGGCCATGTGGTCAGGACCGACCATGGCACCTACGCCAACACCCAGACCCTCAACCCCAACCGCAAAGACGGAAAAGAGGAACACGTCCAATGACCTTCAAGGTCCGCTACCGCAAGAACGGCAAGCATGTCTGGTGCGCGCTGTTCATCGCCCAGGCCCCCGACCGCACCTTCGCTTTGTGCGGCACCTTCCGGGTGCGGGCGGAGGAAGAGTTCGAGGCCTTGAGGGAGGCCTTCAGCAAGATCCAGTTCGTCGAGGACCCTGAACCGATAAGAGACGAGGAGACGAAATGACCAAAGAATGCATCGCGCTCGAATGGTACGAATGCGAGCAGGCGATCTACGTGGGAGCGCGGCGGGAAGCCGAAGTCTTCCGCTTCCCCGAGCACGCCAAGAAGCAGTACTCCGAGGAACCCTCGATCCTGAACCACATCGAGAGCGCGGGCGCGGAGCGGGCGGTAGCCAAGCGCCTGAACCTCGACTGGCACGCCGCCATCAACACCTTCAAGCAGGGGGTCTCGGACGTGGGCGGCGCGATCGAGGTCCGCTGGCGCCGGGACAAGCCGGGAAAGAAGCGCGATCTGATCGTGCGCGACGACGATCACGACGACCGCTTTTACGTGCTGGTACGGGGGGCCATGCCGGTCTACGAGATGATCGGCTGGATTCGCGGCAAGGACGCCAAACAGGCGCGCTTCCGCTCCAATCCCGGCGGGCACGAGGAGGCCTGGTTCGTGCCCGAGGAGCAGCTGCGCCCTGTTTCCGAGTTACAGGTCTCAAAAGTCCACCTGGCCGACAACCGGGAAGACTGGAACTTCTAGCCCCCGCGCACGCACATCTATCCCTTTTAGAGCCATACTCTTGTCCGGCGGAATCATAGCCCGGTGTGGAGAGTGTGGAGGTATGTGGAGAATGTGGAGCAGTGTGGAGGGTGTGAAAAGTGTGGAGGCCGGGGGGGTCGTGAAAAATGTGGAGTCCGGCTCTGTGTGTAGAGGGAGGGGAGTCCGGGCTCCGGCTATGGGGGTGGAGGAATGGGAGCCGCCCCCCCCCTTATACCCCCCTACTATAAAAACTCCATCTATCTCCACCTTTTCCTCATTCTCTACATCCTCTACATACAGTAAGAGTCAACCACCCTCGGAGATATAGTATTTCTCTACTAGATACGCGCGCGCGCGAGACTATAGCTATAGTCCATGGGGAAAAATTGACGGCTGGATTTAAAATCGGGAAGGCTCCATCTCCTCAAGCCCCGGCCAGGCCGGTTCGGGTCATTGGGGCCTGGCCGGTTTTTTATGCCCAACCCTGCCTGGATTCCCTGCCCCGGAGGATGCGGCGAATTCTGGTGTCGAATCCACCAGGACCACGCCTTTGAATGCGACTGCCCCGCGATCGAAGAGTGGACGTGCGATCCATACTCGGAAGGTGGACCTGATACCGCTGAGTGAGCAGCAGATCGCCTGGTTCGACGCTATCTGGAAGGCGGTAGCTGCGGGCCGCTACGTCGACGGAGGGAACGGCTGGGTGAACTGATCAGCGCTTCTTCCTGGCGCCGCGCAGCCGCTCGGCCCGAGCCTTCGTGCTCCGGGTGCGCTCGAGGGTGGCCGGATCGCCGGGAACCTTCTCCGGGGGCCGGGGCTCGCCCTCGAGATAGCTGGCCGTCGCCGGGTAGCCGAAAACCTCGCGCGGCACTCTCCGGCGCCGGGTCTCGACCGGCTCGCCCAAGCGGTTGGGCATGCGCGTCCGCCGTGCCATCGGCTCCGAAGATAGCACTATAATTCGAGCCATGGCGGACACGGCCGACCTGAACATCTATCAGGGCGACGACTACAGCGCCATCGTCACCGTCTCTAGCGGCTCCACCCCGCCCGCCCAGGTGTTGGCCGGATATACGGCTCAAGCCCAGATCCGCCAGGGGCCGGCCGACATCTATCCCCAGATCGTGGTCCAGATTTCGACCGCCGTGAACTCGCCCAATGTCTCGCTCTCCATCCCCCACGCTGTCACCACCACCCTCGCCGGGCAATATGTCTGGGATCTGCAGCTGACCTCGTCGGCCGGGATCATCACCACCATCCTGGCGGGCAACGTGAAGGTAACCCAGGAGGTGACCCGCCCATGACCCCGCAGAATCCCTTCAGCGCTTCGCTCCAGGCCCCCTCGCTCTCGGCCTCGCTTTCTTCGGCTTCGCTCACCGGCGCCATGCAGCCGCCCGCGCTCTCGGGTTCGCTGACCTCGGCTGCACTTACCGGCACGGTCTCTCCGGACGCGTTCAGCGCTCAGCTGGCGGCGGGTATCCCCGGGCCTCCCGGGCCGCCGGGACCGCAGGGGCCGTCCGGAATCCCCGGAGTGAGCGGCGCCCCCGGACCCCCCGGGCCCGCCGGGCCGCAGGGCCCTCCCGGGCTGCAGGGGCCGCAGGGGCCGGCGGGGCTGGCCATCCCGGCCACGGCCACGCAATTGGGCGGAGTCAAGATCGGCAGTAACGTGAGCGTGACTGGCGACGGCACCATCAGCGTGGCCCTGGCCAGCGTCTTCGGCAGAGTGGGGGCGGTAGTCGCGCAGGCCAACGACTACAGCGCTTTCTACCCCTCCATCTCCACCCAGATCATCGCCGGAAGCGGGCTGGCGGGAGGCGGACCGCTGTCGGCTAACGTCACGCTTTCGGCCATCCCCATGGGGGCGAGCGGTGCCGCCCATTCCATCGGTATTGTCCCCGATCCCGGTGCGACTGCTGGGACCACCAGATTCTTGCGCGAGGACGCCACCTGGGTCGCGCCCCCGGCCCCCCCTCCCGGGGTCACCGTCAGCGACACCGCCCCCGCCTCCCCCACTAACGGCCAGCTCTGGTTCGATTCCGCCGGGACACAGTTGTACGTCTGGTACACGGACCCGACTTCTTCGCAGTGGGTAATCACGGTCAATCAGCAGCCGGCTGTTTCTCCGGCAGGCTCTAGCGGCCAGGTGCAGTTCAACAACGCCGGTATATTCGGGGCCAGTGCTAACCTGTTTTGGGACAATACCAATTTCCGGATGGGAATCGGGACGGCGAGTCCGCAGGTTGTTTTCCAGGCTGGAACCAGCCCCAATTTCGGCGGAATCGAGGGCAGAACGGACGGTGCTCCTATCGATGGGGTTGGCGCGGCGAACTACTCGCGTGTCGGCGGATTCTATTCCACTAATCCCATTCCCGGCGCGGCTGTTGGATTTCCCGCGCAAGGTTCGGGAGGCCAGCGCGGAGCCGTCGCCTTCATGACCAAGAGCGCGGACGATAATACCACGCAGCCGACAATCAAGATGGTGGTTGACCCGACCGGCAGCGTCGGTATCGGGACCACGAGTCCCGCAGCGCTGTTGGATGTTCGCGGCACGGGAGCCAACGGACAGATCTTATGGATGAACACAGCGCAGGGAGCCTTGTATGCCGATGCCGGTAAGGTAGCGTTCGGCAGTATCACAAACCATCCGCTGCAGTTCTACACAAATAATGGCGCGGCACAGATGGTCCTAACGGTCGCAGGCCTGGTGGGCATCGGGACCACGAGCCCGAGTTATCCGCTTGATATTAGCGGAAGTGCTGGAGCCGGAGGCGGTCAGGGTGTTCTGAGGCTAACCTCGAATGCCTCAGATCTGGGGATACGCCTAGAAAATACCGGCACCAGTGGAAGGCAATGGGTTCTATTCTCTTCATCCGGCAGTAGCGGGATCGGGCCGGGTAATTTTAACATTTATGATGCCACGGCTGGTGCGGCTCGTCTTACAGTTTCACCAAGTGGTCTCGTTGGTATTGCTAATACAGGTCCCAGTTACTATCTCCATGTCGGTGCCGATTCTGCCGCGAAGCCCTCCACCAACACCTGGACGATTGCCAGCGATGTCCGCTTGAAGCAGAACGTACGGCCGCTGGAGGGCGGGCTTCCGATCATCAACCAGATCCGCCCCGTCGAGGCAGAGTACAACGGCCTGAACGAAACACCCAAAGGTCTGCGCGTGGTCAGCGTGATTACCCAGGAACTGAAGAAGATCCTGCCGCACTGCGTGCCAACGCATCGAGGCAGGCTCCGCAGAGAGGACAGAGAAGAAGTCGAGATCGACGATTTCAACTCCCACGAGATCCTCTTTCACCTGATCCTGGCCGTGCAGCAGCTGGCCAAGAAGCTGGAGAGCAACTAACTATGCCGTTCGACTTTCCCAACACCCCGACCTTGAACCAGACCGTCACTAACGGCAGCGTGGTCTACAAGTGGGACGGCACCAAGTGGGTCACGACGGCGGGGAGCCCGATCGCGGCCGGCGCCACCGGCCAGGTGCAGTGGAACAACGCGGGCGCGCTCGGGGCTAGCGCCAATCTGTTCTGGGACAACACCAATAATCGGCTGGGGATCGGCACCTCGACTCCGCTCTACGACCTTGCGGTCTACAAGAACAATCTCAATCCGACCCTGCGCGTGGCCGCCGACTACAACTCCGCCTCCGGCGCCTGGGCCACGATTCGCGGCGACTCCTATTCCGGGTCTGCGTCCAATCCGAGCCTCGGCCTGCAGCTTCTCGGCTACAGCGCGCGCGGCACCATGGCCGCACCGCTGGCAACCGGAGCCAGCGATCAGTTCCTCAATATCGTCGCCTACGGCTATAGCGGCAGCGGCTGGGTCGCGCCCTGCCAGATCGCCTTCAATACCAACACCGCCTGGACTACCGCCTCGACCGAAGGCTATATCCAGTTCTTCACCACGGCGGCCGGGAGCGCGACCAGCCACTCTTCCATGATCATCACCGGGGCGGGCAACGTCGGCATCGGGACGGCGAGCCCGGGAGCGCTTCTCGATGTAAGGATGACCGTGAGCAACACTCCGACGGCCATTTTAAGCACGAGCGGAACCGGAGTTGGCTTGGGCCTGTACAACACCTACGCCAGTACTGCATCGCGGAACTGGGCGCTCTCCTCGAACTACTGGAACCTTGGCGATTTCACCATCAACCAGAGTAATGCGCAGGGAGGAAATGCGTTCGACTCCGCCAACACTACGGCACGGCTGTATATCAGCGCAGCGGGCAACGTCGGCATCGGAACCACGAGCCCGGGGCAAATATTGACGTTGTATAAGGCTGCCAGCGGCGCTGTCGGGCCCGTCTTGGAGTTGGGAAACAATGGGGCCGCCTACGGGAATGCCGCCATGATTCAGTTCAACGATGGCGGAATACTTCGCAGCCAGATAAAGTTCGAGGTCACGACAGCCTCGGGTGCCGGTGGTGAGATTGAATTCTTCACCGGACAACCCACACCCGCCGAACGTATGCGCATCACCAACAACGGAGTGATCATCGGCCAGACGACCATCAGTGCCGGCCTGTCGTTGAGCACCGCGCAGACCATAGCTCCGGTAAAGATCGCCACCTGGGATAACGGCTCGGGCGCAGCCTACGGGATTGGTGTTGCCATCGGCCAACTAACCTTCGGTGCATCAATCAATCCGTCAAACGGGACTCCGCAGATGGTTTTGACCAGCGGTGGTAGCGTCGGCATTATGACGACGAGTCCGCGCGGTACCCTAGAAGTAATTGGAACCACTGCTATTACTATCGCTAGTGCCTCCGGCGGCGACAGAATATATATGGGCTATAACGGCTACGGCTATATTAATGTTCTTAACGCGCCTAACACTGCGTGGCTGCCCCTCCAATTTCAGGCTTCAAGCTTCATTTTCTACACAGGCAATGTCGGCCTTGGAATGAGTCCCTCGTACCTGCTTCACCTGCAAAGCGACAGTGCGGCCAAGCCTAACTCCAACGGTTGGATCATCTCCTCCGACAGCCGCTTAAAACAAAACGTAAAGCCACTTGAAGGCGGGCTTCCAATCATCAAACAGATCGTGCCGGTGGAAGCACAGTACAACGGCCTGAACGGTACGCCCGCAGGAACGAAGGTGGTCTCGGTGATCGTGGAAGAGTTGAAGAAAATCCTGCCGGGATGCGTACCTTCACACCGAGGCAAGCTGCGCGAGACCGATGAACACGAGACCGAGATCCTAGATTTCGACAACCACGAGATTCACTTTCACATGATCCTGGCCGTGCAGGAGCTGGACCGGCGGCTCGCCAAGCTGGAGAAGAACTGAAGGGGGTTTCATGATCCCGCAGCCTTATCCGTCCAAGGTCGTTCCCACGCTCGGGGGAGGCCTGACCTACGAGCAGAGCGCCACCCTCATGACCGATCCGACCTTCCGGGGCCGCTGCAAGGTCTCGTGCCTGAAGTTCGCGCAGGCGATCATGCTCGAGCTGCCCGCCGTCAAGGGCCACAACACGCGTATGAAGTGGGCGCAGCGCACCTACCAGATGCCGGACACGATGGCGCAGGAAATCCAGCAGCCGGTGGTCATGGACCCGGCGGTGCAGGCGGCGGGCTCGGAAATCACCGACACCGCGCTGCAGGCGGCGGTGGAAAACACGGTCGAGGCAATCATGTGAGCAGAGCGTGGTAGCATTCAGGAAGCGAGAACATCAGTCGATGACTCAGAACGGCGAAGGATCGGATTCGGGAGAGTGTGTTACCCGGTCCTTCGCCGGTTATTTCCCTAGCCAAGTGACTGCTTCTTCATCTACCCGTTTTTGTTTGATGGCTGCTATGGCTTCCGAAATCTGATTGCCTGTCATTTCCCATTCATCAGACAGTCGAGCAATAACGTCGAACTTGAAATCCTGATAGAAGTTCAAGGCCAGATCCCGATTCCCGGCATGATCCAGTAGCAGCGCCAGCGCTGCCTGAGCAGGTCCGCTTCCTGCATAGCCCCATGCAAACCCAGTTGGGCTATGATTCCACAGTTTTAAACTTTTGCGCGGGGATAGATTTGACCAGCGTTTTTGCGATTCATCTCTTCGCTCGATGATGTAATTGCCTCGTACTCTACGACCCCGGTAGATGGTCATTTTTCACTCTCACTCTCACTCCCACTCCCAGCCCCGCTCCCGCGCCAGCCGCCCCATCTCCACCAGCTGTTCGAGCAGTTCGGCCAGCGAACGCCCGTCCTCGGCCGCCCGCTCCACCACCCGCTGCCAGGCCTCCTCGGTCATCTCCACCACCTCGCCATGCAAGTAAAAACGCATCGGTTCAATTCACCCGCAGAAAACGGATCGCCAAATCGCTGATCACTTCGCCCTCCCAATTGTCCCCCCAAAGCTCACGAGCCTCCCCGTCACTGATGGGCGGGGTCAACCAGCGGGAGGAGGGGTCCACCCTCTCGAGCTGGTCGACCAGGCCTTGAATCACTTGATCCACGGTCCCGCCCGTGCGCCGCATCTCCCGCTCGATCAGCCGCATCACCTCCCGGCTGAGCCGAAGACGCATCCGCACCATCCCAGGCTTCGGTGGCGGTCGCATAAATCTACTCCCCGGGGGCGGCGGAAACGGTGAAGATCCGCCGCCCCCACCGTCTTGAGGATCTCCCGTTACGACTCGGGGGAACGGCCCGCACCGCCCGGCTGAAGGAAAGGCTAAGCCAGGCCTGCGGGCCCGGGTTCCACCCATTCTATACGTAATCCCACCTGGGTACCGTCATGGTACCTACAAAGCCCGCCCTTTTTTCGCCGCCCCGATCAGCATCAGGCAGAAGCGGCAGCTCACCCGCCCGGCCTCCTCCACGTAAGCCGCCTGGCGGCGGAAAGGCCGCCGGGGAAGCCTGATCCCGCACAGCGTCCACCCCGCCACCGTCGAAGCGTACCGCGACCAGGCGCGCACGCATGGCGACCCCCGTAGCAGATGCACCGGGGCCTCTACGGGCTGGAGCACGCGCTCTGCTTCCCGCGCTTCCGCTCTACGGCAAATCTCTTCAACTGTCACCGTTTCTGGGCCCGCTATCCGCTTATGGTCAACACCCCCGCGCAAATGCCTGAAGCGGACTGGGGAAGGCAGCCCATGCAAAGTGTCGCGGCGCAGCCACACCGGGATGCTTGTCAAGTAAATCCGCCCCATCAGCATCACGCCGGAATCCTAACGCAAATAACGAAAATTCCGACGAAAATTTTATCCGGAGATGAGGTCAACCCGCTCCGCTGCCGGGCCAGCCCCCGGACAACGCGCGCGCATAACCCGCGCGCGTAACTACGCTCTAAGCTAGACTTCGTCTCGTGCCTATGGCTAACCCTAGTCCTAGCTTACGCTTACCATGGTAGTCTGGAGTGTCCGTCCGACGCGCGGTAATCTCAATTACCGCGTGCCGTTCACTCCGGCGCGACACAAGCCCCGGGAGCGCTTCCGCGCTATGGCGCCTTTTTCCCCGTGTGCGCCACGCTTGCCCTTTCGCTCTATCCCATTTTAACTCAACGACTTACAAACCTAACTCCGGCCGTTGGGCGCAGCCGTCCCAACCCGTGATCAGTCTACACCTCAGCTCAGCCGCGTTAGCGCTACATTTGCGATTGCCGGGTGCTGCGGTACCGGGCACCCTCCGCCGATCGATTCTAGGGCCTCCTGCACGCCAACAAATGGCATTTTACGCGCCGAGCGGGTGCCGGAAACCGCCGTCCGGACGCGGCGGTGCCGGACGCGGCGGTGCCGGAATTT